CGCTGACTGAATTTCATCAGACAACGCTTCATATCGTCTAGGGTCTGTTACCTGAAGGTTGATTAAATCAGCCCTCCGATAAACCTTCTTCCCACCTACAGAATCTCCTGATGATCTGCTTTCAGAGCTTGTTTGTTTCATTGCTTTTTCTACTTTAGACTTTTCTCCAGCTACTGCTTCTTGAGTTGCACTCGACATTTTTGTCTGTGAGTACCAATCAAAAAGTTCAATAGCCAAATCTGATCTATATTCAGAATCTGCTTTACGAAACATTTCTACTCTTGTTGCACTATCACCAATAAATTTTTGGAAACTGGAATCTTTAACGGTTTCTTGCCAATCTGGATAAGCCTTATCTAAAGACTCTAGATTATGCTTCTGCACATTTCCCATTCTCTCTTCCCTTGCCTTTATAACATCTGGGTGGTTTTCTATGGCTTTATTTACAGCGTTAACTGGATCGTCAAAGAAATTATCCTCCTGTGCTACAGGTTCTTCTGGTGGTGTAGTTAGATTAGCATTGTTTTGTGCATCTATAAGACTTTGGATTAGTTTTCTTTGTTCTCCAACTTCATTACTTTGTTTGCTCATCTGTTTTTCAGACTGCTGATGCATTTCTATTACCTCTTCCATCGATTTTCCAGCATACTTAGCAGGAAGGTCTGTTTCAGTTTGTTGAGTTTCCTCATTCTGAATCTGTGTTACTTCTTCTTGCATTTCTGTTATTGGTTCACCTGATTGAGGTGCTTCTTCTACTACTATACTCATTGTGTTCTCCGCCCACTTGGGGTTATGAAGTTATATTATGCTGGATTCTCGTCTTGAAGTTCTTCCAACGCTAGTTGTGTTGCATTTTCTAAACTTAAAATAAAGTTTATTACTCGCAACTGACCTTTGATTAACCAAAGATCTTTTTCAGAATTAATATTCTCTACATTAGCAATACTGTTCTGTAAATTTTTTACATCTTCTAATAAATCTAACCAACCTTCTGTTTCTGTCATTCCTACTCTATCTTCTAGGAATTTTTGATCAGTTTTATTCATAATTAAAAATTAGTGTTAATTTGTGCTTTATTTCCTGCTGCTCTAGCATTGGCTAGGTTTAATATAGTTTCAGATTTAAGATGTTCTACTTCTGGAATGTTTCTAGCTGTTTCAGAGCGTTTGTTTTCAATATCAGCAATAAGTTTTTGCAATCCAATCTGATCTTTTTGGAGTTTTAGCATTTTTTCTTGTATATCAATTTCATTTGGCTGTTTTCTCATTGCTTCTGCTTGATGTAATACAGCTCTAGCTTGTTCTTCTTGTGCTTCAGCTTGAGTTTTAGCAATATTAGCTTCCATTTGTGCCATTTCTAACTGCATATGTGCTTGTTGCATTTGTTCTGCTTCTGGATTTGCTTCATCACCTTGCATAAGAGCATTAACAATTTGATCTCTATTGTGTATACTAGAATTTTGCATCATAGCAAGTAATATAACATTAAATGCAGGTGAATCCTTTGGTATGGCTTGTAGCATCTGTACCATCTGTTGCATTTCTAACTCTTTAGCCATAATACCCATAGTAGAATAAGGTACAAACTTATAATCACTAACAGGGTAGCGGTCTACATCGAACTGTATCTTTCTCCACATAGCCTTATTAATCATTGGAATAAGGAATGTGTTTTGAAAATTCATTAATGTACGCTTCTGCCTTTTAATTGAGGCAGATTGCATCATACTCATGCCAGATGCGGTTTCTTGTGGCATAGACATATCAGCACTACCTGTACCCATCTGAATCATGTTCTGTAGACTAGCAACTTGATTAAATGTTGATTGGTCTGTCGTTCCCATGTCCAAAGGCATGATAGCCTCTCTAGGATTACCATTAGTTAGTACAGTCTTGCCTGTACGAATCTCGAATTTAGTTCCTCTTGGCAAACGAGTCGCATCGGCAGCCATCATCGGTGTAGTGGTCATCGCCAATGAGTCAATTCTCGCCCTCATCTCTGCATCTAGTGCTTTTTGTGGGTTATATCCCTTCTCACACACGCCTCTACCCCAAAATTTATTGGGTACAATGTCGTGTTGGTAGGATATAAAGGGTCTATCGACCATCATAAAGGCGTTTTCCTCTACTCTGAGGATATATTCATCATTACATATTGTAACAACCGCCTCGACTAACTCATCTTTCTTGGAATACTCGAAGTCGTCTTTATCAGCCTTCTTTTTAAGGAATCTTTTGGGTACTAAACCCCAATATTCGGTAATTTTGACTGAATCAGACTCATCTGCTTGTCTTGTTTCTGAATCAAAGCCCATTTTAACAGTATCATAATCACCATCAAGGGGTACATCACGATATGCTCCAGATTGAATACCTGCAACCACATGGTATCTAGGTTTAATTACCTCATGTGCCACACCTAACGCTTCATCTATAGAATTTGCAGCAGGGTCTATTAGAAATTCTTTTGGAGAGATGGGTTCAACCTTTACATCAATAGCAGCATATTCAGTAATACCTCTATAGCCTGTCATAGAACCCTCAACAGCCTCTTCTGAAGGTGCTCGTTCCATTGTTTGATTGACAACTATCTTTGCAATACCTGTTCCGTAGATTGCTCCATTTAGAAATACCTCTGCAATCGCATCCTTTACACCAGTTTTTTCTAAATCTTCTTGTAAAAGATTACGGATATACTCTGCCTCTGTGTTGTCATCATCAAGCATATCATCTTGCAAATCGAACCATTTTCCTCGTCCAAAAGTTGCTTACTCGAGTTCTGCAACACTTGATTCAACTGCTTGTTGTAATGCAGGTGCAATAATTTTTGAGCGTTCTGACTTTCTTAATACATCTTGAGAATCCCATATACCACGCCATAGTCTGTAGTATTCATCCCATTTCGCTGTATAGTTTATTTCTCTATGGGTTCTCCACCCCTCAAGCCTATACATTAGCCAACTGGCAAGTGCTTGATATTGTTGTTCTTTATTATCGATAGTAATATCTCCTAATGAATACTTGTACTAAATGGTTCAATCTCAACAACACCATCCATAAGTAATTTACAGATAGACAGGTCTACTGAATCATCAGCACCCATCAAGTCTGGTAATTTTTCTAACATCAAATTTGAAATAATTGAACACGCAACCACATATCTTTTTTCTAGGTTGTCTACATTCTGGGAGAACTCTACAACTTTATCAAATTCTTCCTCGCTTAATTCATCAATATCCAGCAACATCGTCTATAGGACTCCATTCTTCTTCTAATTCTATTGAGTGGGCGAAATCTGCAACACTAACTTGGTCAATATAGGCTAACGAGTCAAGTAAATCGTCATGTGCTAACCTATTTGGGAAGTCAAGCATTTGAGAGATAAACACTTTCCAATCCTTATCTGGATTGAAGGTTATCTGCCCATGTTCCATTCTCCCTTGTAATGACCATGTTATCCTGTCATTCTTCTTTTTGCCACCATGCCTACATTCGGCAATACTTAACCATTGGTTTTCCGTTCTCATTTCATCTTCAAGGTAGGGTAATATAGCATTTCTTAATGCTCCCACCTCTATTCCAACAGTAGTAGCCTCCACATCTATGGCTGCTTTTAAAATTCGTTTGGCTGTTTCTTTAATATTCCACCTGCCGTGGAGAATATCTTTTACCCACCATTTATCTCTATCTATCTTTACAATCGCAATAGCTGTTTCGTCCAGCCTAGAGCGTTTTAAATTCCGTTCTTTCTCTGATTGTTCATAACCAGCAGGGTCAATAGCAATCACATAACTCCCTTCATCTGGTTCTTCATCCAGTTTAAACCAGCTTTCCTTAAAGATTCCACCAGTAAATGTTTCAAATGAAGCCTCGAACTCTTGTCGAAACGACATCGTAGACATATTCTTCTTAGATGCCTTTATTTCAGTCGCAGGTAAAAAGGGATTATCTATGGACTTGAATTGAAATCTATCCCAATCCTCATCTTCTTCTGCATCATTATACAAATCAAAGAAGTGATTTTTTCCTGCTGGAGTTCCTATAAATAAAGCTCTACCTTGAACATCAGCAAGCGAGGGTCTAATTATCTGTTCCCAAACGACAGGCTTCATCGAAGCGTATTCGTCTAGTACAACATAAGATATTCCTGTTCCTCTTAAAGTTTCTGGTCTATCAGAACCTTTTAAGTAAATTTTCCGACCATTTATCAATGTCAATACAGCCGTATTCTCATAGGCTTGTACAATTAAGTCTTGACCTAAATCTTTCAACATCGACCACATAATGTCTTTGGCTTGTTGAAAAGTAGGTGCTATATAGAATACATCCTTACTTTTAGATTGAATCGCATTAATCAGTAATAACCAAGCAGATAGGTATGACTTACCAAACCTTCTACCTGCAACAACAATCTTGAACCTAGCATCTGACCTAAATATTTCCAACTGGGCTGGGTGTAAATCTATATTTAATTCAGCCATTTACCAAATTTACAATGGTTTCATCGTCATCCTTTTGTATAGGTTCAACAAGTTCCGCCTCTGGAGTTACATTTAACTGTTGTTGTATGTTATCCAGAGAGGAAACATTAATAATAACTTGAGCATCACTCTTTGTGCGTGTAGAGTCGATAGCCTTTTGTAC